GCCGGCGCTCACCGGCCGCCAGGTGCAGATCGTCCCGGTACGCGACCGGTGCCACCGCGTATTCGTCGATGGTGTGGAGCTCCTCAACGTGCGCGCGGTGCGGATCCGCATGGCGGCGCTCGAGGTGCCGATCGTCGAGCTCGAGGGGGCCGAGCTACGCGACCTGGAGCCGCCCGCATGCGCGCCGGAAGCCTGAGACACCGCGTGACCCTGCAGCAGCGCGCCGCGGGGAGCCCGCAGCAGCACGCCTCGGGCGAGCCCGACGACGCGTGGAGCGATGTCGCGACGCTGTGGGCCGCGGTCGAGCCGCTCGCCGGTCGCGAGCTCTTCGCCGCGCAGCAGCACCACTCCGAAGTCACCGGGCGGATCAGGATCCGCTACCGGGCCGGCGTCACCGCGGCGATGCGGTTCGTGTTCGAGGAGCGGGTTTACAACATCGTCGCGCAGATCGACAGCGCCGAGCGCCACCGCGAGCTCGCATTCCTGGTCGCCGAGGGGGTGAACGATGGCTGAGGCGCCGGCGTTCGAGGACGTTTTCGCGGCGCACCTGCGTGCCGACGCGACGATCGTCGGCCTGGTCGGCGAGCGAATCTACCCGACGGTGCGGCCGCAGGGCAGCTCGGTGCCGGCGCTCGTGTACCTGGTCGCCGAGCAGCCGGTGCGATCGCTCGCGGGCCATACCTCGAAATTGACCCGCGTCGACTGCGAGGTGAGCTGCTTTGCCAGGACGAATGCGGACGCGCGCGAGAACGCCCGCGCGGTGAAATCGCGACTCGACGACGCGGTGGTGTCGAGCATGCGCATCGGGTTAATCCAGCAGCTCTCGCTCTACGACAACGAGACAAAGCAGCATTTCGTGCAGATGGATTTCCTCGGGTGGCTCGAGGCCGATTGAGTCGTGGCCGACTTCATCGAGCTGAAACTCGACGGCCGCGCGCTCGACGAGGTAGCTAAACGCCTGCGCTCGCTCGCGCCGCAGATGCGCCAGAAGATCCTCGACAAGGCGGTGCGCTCTGCGGTCGCGGTGTGGGCGCGCGACGCCAAGCGCCGCGTCGTGCGCTCCTCGGTGCCGCACGTGGTGCGCTTCAAGGGCGGCCGCGAGCGCCACCTGGTGCAGCCCGGGAACCTCGCGCGGCAGATCTCGATCCGGAAGCTGCGCACCGGCAAATACGCCTACTCGAATGAGTCGGCGTACGGGATCGCGATTCGCCGCCTCGGCTACTACTGGCGGTGGGTTGAGCTCGGCAAAACCGGCATTTCGCCAAAGCCTTTTCTAAAACCCGCATTCGACGCGAACGTGCGGGGTTCCTTCGACGTCGTCGCCACCGCGGCGGCGAAGTTTATCGCGCAGCACCTCAAAGCCTGAAAGGAGCCGTTTGCTATGACATCCGCAGCCGTTAGCGCACAAGGCGTCACCCATGAGATGAGCGCGGGCCCGGCCGGGCCCGGCACGGGCTCGCCGAGTGTATGGGTGAACCTCAACGAGATCGTGACTTTTCAACGCAGCGGCGATCGCCCCGAGATCGACGTCTCGAGCCTCGACTCGCTCGCCCGCGAGTTCCGGCTCGGCCTCAAGGACGAGGGTACGTATTCGTTCGAGTGCATGTATTCGGACAACTCGACCGGCCAGGCGCGACTGCGCGCCGCGCTCTCCGAGGACGATCCCTCGGAATTCCGCGTTACCTATCCGAACGGCGATCTGCGCCTTTTCCAGGCGCTCGTAAAAAAGGTCGACGAGTCGGGCGGCGTTGATGACGTGATCCGGTGCCAGGTGGAGCTGCGGATTACCGGGCCGATCGCGTTTGTATGACGCTCACCCGCGACCAGATCCTCGCCGCGCCCGATCTCAAAACCGAGATTGTCGCGGTGCCCGAGTGGGGCGGCGAGGTGATCGTGCGCATGATGACCGCGGCCGAACGCGATGATTTCGAGTCGAAGCTCTTCATCGGCGAGGGCGACAAACGGCGCGTGAACCAGGCCAACTTTCGCGCACGCCTGTGCTCGATCTGCCTCGTCGACGATAGCGGTGATCGCCTGTTCAAGGTCGAGGACGTCGATGCGCTCGGGCGCAAGAGCGCGGCGGCGCTCGAGCGCGTATTCGAGGCGGCGCAGCGCCTCAACGGCATGGGCGAAAAGGCGGTGGACGCCGCAAAAAAAGACTGAAGGCGGATCCGCGGCGCCGCTTTACGTTTCAGCTCGCCGCGCTCTTCGGCGCCCCGCGCGCGCAGATGCTCGAGGCGATCAGCGCGCAAGAGCTCACCGAGTGGCAGGCGTACGCCGAGCTCGAGCCGTTCGGGTTCTGGCGCGATCACTTCCACTTCGGATTCCTGTGCTCCCTGCTCGCCAACATTCACCGGCGCAAGGGCGCGCCGACGGCCGCGCCGGGCGACTTCATGCCGTTCTATGAAAAGCCGCCGATGACGCAGGAACAGATGATGCGGCTCCTCGATCAGACGCTGATCGCGGCGGCACCGAAACAAAAACCAGCGAAGAGGCGCAAACCCTAGATGGCGATCAATCTCGGTTCCGCGGTCCTCGACATGAGCGCGCGCGTCGCCAGGATACAGGGCGACCTCGGCAAGGCGGCCGCGGCGATCGAGCGTTTCAAGCGCAACACCGATCGCGTGCTCGCTGGCATCGGCGCCGGCCTTTCGGTGGCTGGGTTCGCCTCGTTCGTCAAGGGCGCGATCGACGCCGCCGACAATCTCAACGATGTAAAGCGGCGCACCGGGGAAAGCGCGCAGAACCTCCTGGTACTGCAGGGCGCAGCCGAGCGCTCCGGCGTCACGTTCGAGGAGGTGTCGGCCACTCTCAGCAAGCTCCCCAAGCGCCTGGACGAGGCGGCAAAGGGCTCTGGCGATGCGGCCGCGGCGTTCGCCGCGCTCGGCATCAAAGTCACCGACTCGCAGGGGCGCCTGCGCAGCACCTTCGATATCCTCTCCGAGGCGGGCCGAAAGTTCTCGGAGTTCGAGGACGGCACCGATAAGGCCAACATCGCGCTCGCGGCGTTCGGCAAGGGCGGCGATCGGCTGATTCAGATGGCCGAGGAAATCGAGAACACGCGCCGGCGGTTCGAGGAGCTCGGCATCACCATCGCCGACGATACGCTCAAGCAGGCCGACCAATTCAACGATACGTTGAAGGACATCGGCAGCGTGACGCGCAACGTCGGCACGAACCTCGCCGCGGCGCTGCTGCCGACGCTGCAGAAAGTCGCCGATCTCTTCGTCGACCTGGCGAAGGATTCGCGCGCGATGGCCGAGGCGTTCGGCATCGTCGAGGCCGCGATCAAGGGCCTCGTCACCGGCGGCATCATCGTGACGTCGGTGTTCGGTGTGCTTGGGAAAGCGATCGGCGCGATCCTCGCCGCGGCCGCGCAGCCGCTCACCTCGGCCGGGTTCTCTCGCGCGTTCGAGATCCTGAAAGAGGGCGCCGCGGATGTCGTCGACAGCGTGAAGAGCTCGGCCGGGCGCATCGGTGCGCTGTGGTCGAGCGCCGCCGCCGGCGTCAACGCCTACAGCGCGGCGACCGATCGCGCCGGGCGCAAGGCGGCGCCGCGGCTCCCCGATCTCGCCGAGATCAAAAAGGTAAACGACGCGCTGCTCAAGCTGCTCGAGTCGCGCGCGAAAATCGAGCTCGAGGCGCAAAAGCAGCTCTCCGATCAGCGCCTCAAGATCCTCGACCGGTTCTACGGCGAGGGCCTCATCGCCGAGCGCGACTACTGGGATGCGCGCCAGGCGGTGCAGCGCGAGGCGCTGGCCGCCGAGCTCACCGCGATCGGGCGTGAGATCGCGGCGCGCGAAAAGGCGCTTTCCAAGGCGGCGCCCGGCTCGTCCGATGCGCTCAACGGGCAGCGCGAGCTCGAGGAGGCGATCGCCAGGCGCAACCGCCTCGAGCGGGATTTCGCGTTCAACACGCAGCAGGGCTACCTCGACGCCTCGAACGCCGCCCGCGCCTACCGCGACCAGGTGGATCTGCTCAACGCCGAGCTCGCCGAGCTGCAGGGCCGCTCGGCCGATGCCGCGGCGGTGCGCTTCGACCAGCAGAACAGGGAACGGCGGCAGAAGTTCGAGACGAACAAGGACGCCGGCGCCCTCGCAACCCTCGACGCGCTACGCGCCGCCACCGTCGCGCAGGGGACGTTCAACGAGACGCGCGAGCGTGGCGATCTGCTCACCCGCCAGCTCGAGATCTCCGAGCGCCGGATCCAGAATTCCCTAAAGGTCGGCGCGATCAGCGAGCTCGAGGCGCTCAAGCAGACGAGCCTCGCGCGCCAGAAGTCGATCGACGAGCTGCAGGCGGTCGCCGACAGTATGGAGCGCGTTGCGCGAACCTCGGGCAATCCGAAGCTGATCGCCGACGCCGAAGAGTTCCGCGTGCGGCTCGAGGAGCTCGCGGCGAGCGCCGATCTCCTGGCCGACAAGTTCAATACGATTTTTGAGGACGCCGGGGGCAATCTGTTTGCCGAGCTCACGACCGACATCAAGGACGCGGAGAACGCATTCAAACGCTTCACCGACTCGATCGTGCGCGACATATCGCGCATCGCCGGCCAGGATTTATCAAAGCAGCTTTGGGGCCTGGTCGGCGGCGAGGGCGGCGGCGGTATCGGGGGCATCATCGCGAAACTGTTCGGCGGCGGCACGCGCGCCGCGCCGGCGCGCGGCGGGTTCGATGCCGGCCTCGGCAGCATCTTCGGCCTCGCGTTCGGCGGGTTCGCTGCCGACGGCGCCGATGTGTTCCCGGGCATGCGCTACAAGGTCGGCGAAAAGGGCGCCGAGTGGTTCACGCCCGACCGGGCAGGGCGCGTCGACCCGGCCGGCGGAAAGGCGGTGCAGGTACATAACCACTTCGTGCTGCAGCAGCCGGCCGACCGTCGCACGCAGGTGCAGATCGGCGCGCAGGCCGAGCTCGGCACCCGCCGCGGACTGCGCAACCTGTGACGATCCATAACGTTGTCCTGCCGAGCGATCTCGCGCTCGGCTTTACCGGCGGTCCGGAGTTTGCGACCGAAGTCGAGGTGCTCGAGGGCGGGCACGAGTTCCGCAATTCGACCCGCGATGATGCGCGCGTGTTGATGCAGGCCGGGTACACCGGCAAGGATCTCGAGCGCACCAAGCGCCTGCTCGCGTTCTTTCGGGCGCGCCGTGGCATGCGGTACGGGTTCCTCGTGCAGGATCCGCTCGACGGCGAGGCGAGCATCACCGAGGGCGTTTTCGACACCGCCGACGGTTCGCCCTCGGGCTACCAATTCGTCAAGCGCTACGCCGACGACGACGCCTACACGCAAGACCGCATCATCTACAAGCCCATGCAGGGCACGATCAGCGTCAAGTCGGGCGCTTTCGCGATGGTCGAGGGCGCGCACTACATCATCGAGTATTCGACCGGCGCGCTCTACACGGTCGGTTCGCCGATCGTGGTGCCGACGGCCTGGTCGGGCGACTTCTACACGCCGGTGCGCTTCGATCGCGACCGGCCCGATTTCATCGTGATCGAGCCCGATGTGATCAACTGGAACAATCTCGGCCTGGTCGAGCTGCTCGAGCCGTGAAAAACATTTCGGCCGCGCTGCGGGCGCACCTGCGCTCGCGCTCGACGACGCTCTGCTTTTGCTGGAAACTGACCAGGCGCGACGGGCAGATATACGGGTTTACCACCACCTCGCGCGACGTCGATTTTTCCGGCGTCACCTATCGCGCGCGCACCGGGTTCAACCGGAGCGCGATCGTCGCCGGCGCCGATCTCGCCGTCTCCAACCAGGAGCTCGCCGGGATCCTCGACAGCGTCGTGCTCACCGAGGAGGATCTGCTCGCGGGGCGATGGGATCACGCGCACGTCGAGATCTTCCTGCTCAACTGGGCCGACACCACGATGGGTGCGCTGCCGCTGCCAGGTGGGCGCATCGGCGAGGTGCGCCAGCAGCGCGGGCGCTTCCACGCCGAGATCCGCGGCCTCGCGCAGCAACTGCAGCAGACGATCGGCCGCCTGTTTCAACCTGGGTGCCCGCACGATCTCGGCGATTCAAAGTGTACGGTCGACCTGGCGCTATTCACGACCGACGCGATCGTGACGGCCGTCACCGATCGGCGCACGTTCACTGCCTCGAGTCTCGCGCAGGCCGCCGGTTACTTCGATCGCGGCCTCGTCACATGGCAAAGCGGGTGCGAGAACACTGGCCTCGCGATGGAAGTGAAGGAGCACACCGCCGGCGGCGCGCTCGTGCTCGTCGAGCCGATGCCTTACGCGATCTCGGTGAGTGATTCGTTCGCGATCTATCCCGGGTGCGCCGGGCGTTTCGACGAGGACTGTGTCGGCAAATTCGCGAACGGTGTGAATCACGGCGGTTTTCGCTGGCTGCCAGGAATGGACCGGATCACGCGAGGTTTCCAGGCGTGAGCGTGACCGCGGACCAAGTCGTGCAGGCGGCGCGAAGCTACGTGGGCGTGAAGTTTCGCCACCAGGGCCGCAGCAGAAAGGAGGGCCTCGACTGTGCCGGCTTGCTTATCAGAGTGGCGCAGGATCTCGGGCTTTCGCAATTCGATATCCGCGCGTACGAACGCGTGCCGGACGGTGAGCAAATGCGCTCGCTGTGCGATACACACATGCGGCGTACGTTCTTGACGTCGAGCGGCGCCGTCGCGCTCATCCGGTTCGGACGCTTTCCGCAGCACGTCGCGATCTTTGGCAGGATCGGCGAGCGGGAAGTGACGATCATTCACTCGCTGCTGCAGTTCCGCCGCGTGTGCGAGCACCGTCTCGACGAACACTGGCGCCGGCTGATCTGCGGCCGATACGAGATCCCGGGAGTGAGTTACTAGCATGGCGCAGCTCGCACTAGGACTCGCCGGCGCCGGCATCGGTAGCGTGTTCGGCTACGCGTCGCTCGGATGGTCGATCGGCGCCGCGCTCGGGGGGTTCCTGTTCCCCGGCAAAAAGCCGGACATCCGAAACGAGGGCCCGCGGCTCGGCGATCTGCGGGTACAGACGAGCGCATACGGCGCGATGATCCCGCGCGTATTCGGCACTGTGCGCCTGGCCGGCAACATCATCGACGCCTCAGATCTGCGGGAAACCGAGATCGTCGTCGAGGAGGGCGGCGGCAAGGGCGGGCCGGAACCGACGGCGACATCGGTTACATACGTCTACCACGTCGACCTCGACATCGCGCTTTGTGAGGGCGAGATCGACGGCGTGCGGCGGATATGGAAGGACGGCGAGCTATGGTTTGACATCAGCGATACCGTCGACCATTTCACCCTCGCGCAATCGCACGCCAACGCAACGCTACGCTTTTACCGCGGCACCGCGACGCAGCTCGCAGATCCGACATTCGAGGCGCTGCACGGCGTCGGAAACGTCTCCGGGTACCGTGGCACCGCGCATGTGGTGATGGAAAACCTCGAGGTGTCGGCGACGCGCGGGGTGCCGAATTTCACGTTTGAAGTCGTGCGGAGCGGCGCGCCGGCGAGCTCGGACTTTTACGAGCTGCCGGTGTTCGAGGGCTTCGCAATGGAGGCGTCCGATCTGCCGGTGATCGGCCGCGACTCGCGCTCGGTGTACTGGCAGGGCGGCAATCCGAGCCGCATTATGACGTCGTACGGCGACTCGTACCGAAGCCGGATCACCGCATTCAATGCCGGCCCGTTCGCGATGACGCAAACCGGTCGCGTGCTGAGTCTCGCGCCGTCGAATAATCGCCTGCTCATTTTCGACCGCGGCCGCATGATCGGGCAGCGCACGATCGATGGCACGCTCTACTCGCAGACGCTGCAATCGCGGTCCGGCGGCGGCCGCTGCTTCCTGTTCGGCAATTTCGACAATGGCAGCACGCATCGCCTCGCGATCATCGACGAGAAAGGTGTGCCGCAGCAGATCTCCGGCGGGCCGATACCGCTCCCCGGCGGCGGGTTCGTGATGGACGTCTCGGAGCAGGAATCAATCCTTGGCGTCGACACGTTCGGCGTGCCGTGGGAGTTTTACGTGGGGTACGTGCGCGGCCTGTCCTGGGATCAGCGATCGCCGGCGGGTGCGACGCTGCAGGCGGTGTCGGGGCAGATCGACACGCGCGCATTCATGCACTCGCCCGCCGAGGGGCTCATCTACGCGATCAACGAGTACGACGGGCACCTGCTGGTGTGGGACGAGCAGGGCGCGCTGGTGAATGATGAGCCGATCGGTGGCGCCGGGAATCCGCCGACGACGTACCGATGGCTACTCGGACGTGATCCGGACGGCCAGATATACGCGCTCGATCGGTTCTCGCCGCCGAAGCTCTTCACGCTGGCGGCCGGTACGTCAGAGCTCTTTTATGAATGGTCCGATCTGCTGTCGACGCCGGAGCTCGGCGGGTACTTTTTCACGCGGTTCGGGATCACCAGGAAAAAAGTCATCTACACCGGATCCGGCGTGCGCGGCGTGCCGTTCGATCAACTGTCGAGCAACGGGTACAACGTCGCCGCGATCATCGACGAGATCCACGAGCTATGCGGCTATGAGCCGGACGAATCCGATACGACGGACATCACCGCGACGACCGATGGGTACGTGATCAGCACGCCGGCGAGCGGCCGCGCTTGCATCGAGCAACTGCAGCAGGCGTATTTTTTCGACGCCGTCGACCAGGGCGACGTTTTCAAGTATGTCCCACGCGGGCAGGCGCCGGTCCTCGAGCTCGATCACAGCGAGCTCGCGGCGCACGCGCCAGGCGAGGAGGTGCCGGAGGCAATCCAAATGGTCCGGCTCGACGATGTGCAACTGCCGCGCGAGCTGCGCGTGGTGTTCGTCGACCGCGATGCGGAGTACCAGGTAGGGGCGCAGACGTCGCAGCGCCTGATCGGATCGTCTGACAACCGCCAGACGCTCGAGC